AAGCGAGGTCGTAAGCAGCGCGATGCCTCTAGCCCATCGCTACAGTCCAGGTCCTACCCCACCTACAACCCCAACCCCAACTCTGTGCTGCCTACAACCTCTGGTCTCAGCGACCTCGCGGCCCTCCGCGCGGCTCGCCTCGATCAAACACCCGTCAGAAGCTCACCCTGGCCCGAGTACGAGGATCGGCGCCGCTACCATCCCGAAGGACGGTATCGGCCGCCAGCGGCCTTCCTGCGGTCAGCGCGGGCACTCGTAGCCGGCCCCGCACATCGAATAGGATTCAGGCAACCCAACAAGGTTCTGCTCTGCCTTCGGCGCCAACGCCGTCGCGAAGTTCTCCACGCCTTGAAGCGTACAGGTAAAGGATCGCGGGCACCCCACCGGCGTCGGTCCTACTGGTCGGACGTAAGCTGCAGGGGGTAGGAGAGCGCGAGAGGGAGGGACCCCGGTCCTTCCCTCTCGATCTATTCACCGTATGGAGGAACATTAAATGCTCGGACAAATCGGAGGCGCCTTAATCGGTGCAGGAATGTCATACTTCAATAACAAATCGAATGAGAAATTACAGAAGCAATTCGCTCAGAATTCAATTCAGTGGAAAGTAGCTGATGCGAAAAAAGCTGGAATACACCCGATCTACGCCCTTGGAAACCAGGCAACGGCGTATCAACCTCAAAGCCTCGGCGGCATGCCAGACTTCGCTGCTATCGGTCAAAATCTGGATCGCGCAGCGGCGCAAAATCAGGATCACACAACTCGGGCAGCTGCCCAGTTGGCAACTGAAAAAATTGGTCTCGAGAACGAACTGCTCCGGGCAAATATCCGCCGCATCAATACGGAAATCGCAAGGTCCCCGCCACTACCCGGTGGCGGAACTACACTTATCGATGGCCAGGGCCAAACGGCTGGGCCGGTCCCTGGCGTTGTCGTTGCTCCGGATGGGCACAAAATCGAGATGCCTCAGTTTATGCCTAACCTGTCGATCGGATTACCTTACAAAACCAACCCGAATTTCTCTGACGCTCAATCGTACGAAGATCGGTACGGGGAATTCGCTGGCTCAGTGCTTGGCCTCGCGAACATCATCGCGGACCTACACAGCAATACCAAACCGGGAATGCAGAAAATCTTGAACGGCCTTCGTCGCCGGCGCCACTATGAAGAGTGGTATGGCGATTAAGCTCCCTGGAGGAATTCTCAATGTCAAAAATGGAGATAGTAACATGCCTCGCTTTCGCTCTCGTCGTCGTCGTAGTTCTCGTGGCAGAGGTCGTCGGTCATTCTCGCGTCGTCGCGGTCGCGCCGGCCGTATGCGCATTGGCTACAGGATGTAAATGAACTGCGCTCGTCCATTTGTGAAAGGATGGCAGGCATTTGGCTGTGGCCAATGCCTGCCATGCAGGATTAATAGGAAGCGTATCTGGTCCCACCGTATAACCCTGGAGGCTCGAAGCCATGGTGAGAATACTTTTGCTACGCTCACTTATGATGATACGCATCTACCGGCTGATCTCTCGCTGGTTCCTCGACATGCTATTACGTTTCTCAAACGTCTCAGAAAGGCTTATTCACCCGCTCGTCTGCGTTATTATCTGGTCGGAGAATATGGTGATCAAACACAGCGTCCGCATTACCACGCGGCGCTTTTTGGTTTTCCAAATTGCACCTACGGGCTATCTCGCTATTCGAAATCCCGCACAATTTGTTGCCCAACTTGTGAAATCGTTAAGACGGCGTGGGGATACGGACACATTCAACTAGGCGAAGTAAATGAGTTCTCTGCTAGTTATATCTCGGGGTACGTGACTAAAAAGATGACGGAGAAAACCGATGAAAGACTACATGGGCGTCACCCTGAGTTCGCACGTATGTCAAACAGGCCTGGCATTGGCGCTGCTCTTATTGATGACGTCGCTAGCCAGCTGCTCACATACTACACATTCGGAGATGGGCCGGGAGAATTCGACGATGTCCCGGGGCAACTCCAACACGGAAAAAAGTCCTGGCCCCTTGGAAAGTACCTCAAAAGGAGATTAAGAACCCGTGTCGGGTTACCTGAAAAGGTTTCGCAGCGCGTACTCTCGAAGATGGAAGAAAAACTGCTCCCGGTGCGAACAGCTACGGAAACGATTGCGCCGGCTGGCTTCAAAAAGGAGGTATTTCGGTCGCTATTAATCTCAGCATCTGAACAGACACGCTTGAACCTGAAAACACGTCATCGCATCTTCAAACAGAAGAGGGAACTATGAAGCGCAATAAATTCTCACTGTCTCACTACAAGCTGCTATCGTGTGGCCTTGGGGAGATTGTCCCTGTAGGTCTCACGGAGGTTTTGCCCGGTGACACAATTCAGCATGCCACCAACTTGCTATTGCGCACTATGCCTCTCTTGGCCCCCGTCATGCACCCCGTACGCGTGCAAGTTCATCACTGGTTTGTCCCCCATAGGCTCGTTTGGGACGACTTCGAAGATTTCATTACGGGTGGCCCGGATGGGCTGGACGCTAGCGTATTTCCCACCATTACGATCGGCGGCGGTACTGGCGCTGCGATCGGATCCCTGGCTGATTACCTGGGAGTACCAACCGAGGTTAATAATATTGAGGTCTCCGCGTTACCATTTCGCGGCTATGGGCTGATATTCAATGAATGGTATCGAGATGCGGACCTTGTTACAGAACGTACTATCGACACGACGTCAGGCCCAGACACTACTACTGCTACGGCACTCGCGCTTGCCGCGTGGGAAAAAGACTACTTCACCTCAGCCAGACCATGGGAGACGAAAGGTGCTGCAATCACTGTACCTATTGGTGACCTCGCGCCCGTTCTTGGTATTAATGTCGGCGTTGGGAGCGCATCTAGCAACAACACAGGTGTCGGCACCGTCGCTGCCGACGATTTTTCCTCAACCCCGAGCCTCCGAGCTGACACGCTCCAAACCTACTTGCGACTGCAAAGCGCAGGCACAACCGGCACCTCTAACCGTCCGCAAATATTTGCAGACCTGTCTGACGCTTCAACCATAACTATTAACGCTCTTCGCGAGGCTATGGCACTACAGCGCTATCAGGAGGCACGTGCGCGTTATGGATCAAGATACACTGAATATCTCCGATACCTCGGCGTCCGATCGTCGGATGCTCGTCTACAGCGACCTGAATATCTCGGAGGTGGCCGACAGACTATCCAATTTAGCGAAGTTCTGCAAACAGCTGAAGGAACGTCCCCTGTCGGAGAAATGCGCGGGCATGGAATATCTGCTATGCGCAGCAATCGGTATCGTAAATTCTTCGAAGAACATGGGTATGTCTTTACCCTCCTCACCGTGCGTCCAAAAACAATATACGGAAATGGCTTACCTCGGCATTGGAACCGGAGAACGAAAGAAGACTATTGGCAACAAGAACTCCAGCACATCGGTCAGCAAGAAATCCTCAACAAAGAACTCTACGCGGCGCACGCAACCCCGAACGGATCGTTCGGCTTCCAAGATCGCTACGACGAATACAGGAGGACAGAAAGCTCTATAGCAGGAGAATTCAGGGACACCACGCTAGACTTCTGGCACATGGCCCGTATCTTTGCGTCGGACCCTGCGCTAAATTCAGACTTCGTAACCTGCACGCCTACCACGCGTATCTTCCCTGTTACTGAAGGCGTGGATTATCTCTATATCATGGCCAATCACTCGATGCAGGCACGGAGAATGGTGGCGCCAACTGGAAGCTCGCATATCTATTAACTCAAACTAAAATGGATACTCCGGCCAGGCCGGGGTATCCTTTCTAATATCTCAAACGGAGGATAAAATGGCTACAGCACGTCAAAAGAAAGAGAAGCGGCTCACGAAAGAGGGTCGAGAGAAACTAAACCCGAAACCGATGGCACCTCAAATCGGATACAAGAAACAGCAATCAATCGCAGATCGTGTCCGCGATATGGTGCGCTCGGAAAGGCTCAAAATGGAAGCGGAGATGGCGGGTGCTGAAACCTTCGAAGAGGCAGACGACTTCGACATACCCGATGATCCGGTCGAGCCGCCTACACCCTACGAAATGGTGGACCTCGATGGGGTGGGTGGGAGGGGTTTCCCCGCTTCGCGCCAGACTCCAACGCCCCCGAAAGGTGTCGCGACCCCTCCCACTCCTTCGGATGATAAACCGGAAGATGACGCGCCCAAAACCGACTTTTCTACTCGGATGCGAAATTTTCTCGCGAGTGCTACAAAGGAGGATGTCGACAAGTTGCTGAAAGAGGAGAAACCTGTTAAGAAATAAGGGCTATCCCCCAAGGTAGCACGTTGGACTAACTGTTGCCCGCTCACCACGGGCAACTTTTTTTTTACGCGCGGCGAGGAGGATCATGATCCCCGGAGCCGCGCACCCTCAGCGGCCCCGGCGGCTCCGGGGATTATGATCCCTGGTGAGCGCCCGCCGGAGGCCCTTTACTCCGTCCCCAAATCACCGTACCAGTGACCCTTACTTGATAGTCACTGGTCTAGGTGACACCAAAGGGGGACGGACAATGGCAAAGCGAGGTCGCAGGCAGCGCGATGCCTCTAGCCCATCGCTACAGCCCAAGTCCTACCCCACTTACAACCCCAACCCCAACTCTGTGCTGCCTCATACCTCTGGTCTCAGCGACCTCGCAGCACTCAAACACACCGGCCTCGATCAGGTACCCGTCAGAAGCACGCCCTGGCAGGAGTACGAAGATCGGCGCCGCTACCACCCAGAAGGGCGCTACCGGCCGCCAGCGGCCTTCCTGAGGTCAGCGCGGGCCCTTGTAGCAGGCCCCGCCCACCAAATCGGCTTCCGCGCTCCAAACCGTGTGCTGCTCTGCATACGCAGGAAACAGCGGAGAGAAGTCCTCCACGCCCTTAAGAGAACCGGCAAAGGTGCCCGCTCGCCCCGGCGCCGCAACTACTGGTCGGACGTATCTTGCAGGGGGTAGGGGAGCGCGAGGGGGAGGGACCGACGGTCCTTCCCTCTCGATCATTACAACGGAGGTCACACAATGCTCGGTCAAATCGGAGGCGCACTAATCGGCGCTGGAATGTCGTATTTCAACAATAAATCCAATGAGAAGCTTCAAAAGCAATTCGCTCAAAATTCAATTCAATGGAAAGTCGCAGATGCGAAAAAAGCTGGAATACACCCGATCTACGCCCTTGGAAACCAAGCTACGTCGTACGCCCCGCAAAGCCTCGGCGGAATGCCCGACTTCGCTGCAATCGGTCAAAACCTGGATCGCGCGGCAGCGCAAAATCAGGATCACACAACTCGAGCCGCTGCCCAGCTGGCAACTGAAAAAATTGGGCTCGAGAACGAGCTCCTCAGGGCAAATATCAACCGCATCAATACTGAAATCGCACGGTCGCCCCCATTACCCGGTGGCGGCACTACGCTTATCGACGGCCAGGGCCAAACGGCTGGCCCGCTCCCTGGCGTGGTCGTTGCTCCGGACGGGCACAAAATCGAGATGCCTCAGTTTATGCCTAACCTGTCGTTCGGAGTACCTTACAAAACAAACCCCCGTTTCTCGGACGCTCAAAGCTACGAAGATCGGTACGGAGAATTCGCAGGCTCTGCTATGGGCCTTGCCAATATCATCGCGGATTTATACACGAACTCGCACCCAGGAATGAAAAAGGTGCTTAACGGGCTTCGCCGACGCCGGCACTATGAAGACTGGTATGGCGATTAGAACCTTGGAGGAGGCTTAACCATGACAACTACGGAGATCATAACATGCGTCGTTTTCGCGGTCGTTCTCGCCGCCGTGCTCGCGGCAGAGGTCGTAGGTCATTCTCGCGTCGTCGCGGCCGGGCCGGCCGTATGCGGATTGGCGTTCGGATGTAAATGAACTGCATAAATCCATATGTCATAGGATGGCAGGCATTCGGCTGCGGCCAATGCCTGCCGTGCCGCATCAACCGTAAACGCATCTGGTCCCACCGTATAACTCTGGAGGCGAAGAGCCATGCGGAAAGCACTTTTGTTACGCTCACTTATGATGATACGCATCTACCGGAAAATCTCTCACTTGTTCCTCGCCATGCTATTACGTTTCTCAAACGGTTCAGAAAGGCTATTGCACCCGCTCGTATCCGTTATTATCTGGTCGGAGAATATGGTGATCAAACACAGCGTCCGCATTACCACGCGGCGATTTTTGGTTATCCAAATTGCACCTTCGGGCTATCTCGCTATTCGAAATCCCGCATCGTTTGTTGTCCAACTTGTGAAATCGTTAAGAAAGCGTGGGGCTATGGAAACATAATGCTCGGGGAGTTAAACCCGTTTAGTGCGTCGTATATCTCGGGTTATGTCACTAAGAAAATGACTGGAGAAGACGATGAAAGACTACAAGGCAGACACCCAGAATTCGCGCGTATGTCAAACCGCCCAGGTATTGGCGCTCTTATCATCCCTGATCTTGCTTCCGAACTGCTCTCACACCACGACTTCGGAGATAGGCCGGGAGAATATGACGACGTCCCAGGGCAGATCAAACACGGCCCCAAATCCTGGCCCCTTGGAAAGTACCTCAAAAGGCAGCTGAGAAAGCACGTTGGCTTACCTGAAAAAGTATCTAACCGCGTCCTCTCCAAAATGGAAGAGAAACTGCTCCCGGTGCGAACAGCTACGGAAACTATTGCGCCGGCTGGCCAGAAAAAGGAGGTATTCAAATCGCTAATCTTATCGGCAAATCACGGGAAAACTACAAACTCTATCGCACGCTATAAGCTCTACAGACGAGGGAAAACGCTATGAAGCGGAATAAGTTCTCACTGTCTCACTATAAACTGCTATCCTGCGGTCTCGGTGAAATTGTACCAGTAGGTCTCACGGAGGTCCTTCCAGGTGATACGATCCAACACGCAACCAACCTACTTCTGCGGACAATGCCCCTTCTCGCTCCTGTCATGCATCCCGTTCGCGTACAGGTGCATCATTGGTTCGTCCCTCACCGTCTCATATGGGATGACTGGGAGGATTTTATCACAGGCGGCCCCGACGGCTTGGACGCTTCTGTATTCCCCACCATTACGATCGGCGGGGGAACCGGAGCTGCGATCGGCAGCTTGGCAGATTACCTTGGTGTTCCAACCGAGGTTAACAACATTGAAGTCTCGGCACTACCATTCAGAGGCTATTCGCTAATCTTTAACGAGTGGTACCGCGATGCAGACCTTGTTACGGAGCGTACTATCGACACGACGTCAGGCCCTGACACTACTACTGCTACGGCACTGGCGCTCGCGGCATGGGAAAAAGACTACTTCACTTCCGCCAGACCATGGGAGAGCAAAGG